GCTGAAGATACAAAAAAATTGGATTCAATATTATTTATTGTTATGAATCTTCAACAAGTACAAAATGAATTAGTAAAAAATCAAAATGCTATGCGTAATTCTTATGTTACATTTCTTACTAATTATAAACCATTAACATTGGATCAATTTATCAAATTGATGAATGGATTAGAATTTGAATTAAATTCTATAGATACTACTAAATTTGTTTTTCCAGAATTTAAAATAGGTATAAAAAAGATAAAAAATTAATTAAAAATAAAATAAACGCAACAAAACTATGCTGCGTTTTGTTAATATAAATTAAAAATTAATAAAATTTTAAAAATAAGTAACAATGGGTATTCATGTAAAAAATTCAGATCTTCGAAATGAAATAATAAAATCAAAAGAAAAAAACGAATTAACACCTGCTGCTCTTGATATGTTCATATTAATGGCAAAAAAATTCTCTACAAAATTAAATTATATATATGTTGAAGACAGAGAAGATTGCATATCTTTTGCCATTATGGATTGTTTTCAATATTGGAGAGGGTATGATCCTGAAAAATCTCAAAATGCTTTTGCTTATTTCACACAAATCATAAAAAACGGTTTCGCAAAAGGCTGGAGAAAATTTTATGGTAATTTTCCAAAATCAAAGAAAGTGTCAATTTCCCAAAAAAATATTTACAATATTTAAAAAAATACATTAGTTATATTAAAACCAATTGCTAATTAGTATATATAAATTAAAAAGATATTATATATGACTAAATCAGATTTTATTTTATATGTATCAACAGATAATCCAGGATTCTATAAAACCAGAAAAACTCATATAAAGAAACAATTTCCAGAAATTCTTCAAGAAATTGAAGAATTTATATCATTTCATAATCTAAATCCAATTAACTTTAATGATGCAGTATACTATTATATAAATGACTGTGTAACACAGAACAGATGTGTATGTGGAAAATTGGTAAGATACAATTACGTATATTGTTCATATAAATGTAAACAAGAAAATATAAATGTTGTTTTAAATAAAACTAAAAATACACTTAAAAAAAGATATGGTGAAGATCACCCATTAAAAATAAAACAATTTAAGGAAAAATTTCAAAATACTTGTTTAGATAAATTTGGTGTTACACATCCAGCAAAAAATGATGTAGTAAGAGAAAAAATAAGATCATCAAATAATGAAACATATAAAGATGAAGAATTGAGAAAATCTCTTGGGAAAAAAATTTCAGATGCATATAAAGAAAATGGATTAGAAATAATAGAAAAAAGAAAACAAACAAATTTAGAAAAATATGGTGAATATACAACATTGCCTGCTTGTGCTATAATTAAAGCAAAATGTACATTACAAGAAAGATACGGTGTCACTAATCCATTTGAAATACATGAAGATACACATACAAATGCTCGATTAGGAGCTTTAAATTTTTTTAAAAATAAAGAAAATAAAGATAAAAGTATACAAAAACGAATAAACACAATAATTAGTAAATATGGCTCTTTAGACAAAATGAATGAATTTGTTTTTCAAAAAACAAAAGAAAAAACTATTCAACAATTAAAAAATATTGGAATTAAAGATACAATAATAAAATATGATTATAATAAATTAGGATTTGTTACATGTAAAGGAAAAGAGTGTGATCATGAATATGATATTTCTTTACATTTATTAAGAGATAGAAATTATAGACAAGATATATGTTGCACAATATGTTCACCCCCACTAACAAAATGGGTTTCAACTGCTGAGATAGAAATTTTTAATTGGTTATCTGCATATATTGAATGTGAACAAAATAACAGAAAAAATTTAACAAATAAAGAAATTGATATTTATATTTCTAATAAAAATTTAGCAATAGAATTTAATGGAATTTATTGGCACTCAGATTTATTTAAAGATAAAAATTATCATTTAAATAAAACACTTTTTTTAAAAACTAAGAATATAAATCTTATACACATATGGGAAGACTTATGGAATAATAAAAAAGAAATTATTAAACAAAGAATTTTATCAAAATTAAACATAAATCGTTTAACTATTGGAGCAAGAAAATGTATATTAAAAGAAATATCATCAAGTGATGCCAATAATTTTTATGAAAATAATCATCTTCAAGGAAAAACTCGAGCGTTTAAATATATTGCATTATTTTATAATAATGAAATTGTCTCGTGTTTAAGTTTTGGAAAAAGAAAATTAGGAAAAAATAAAAATAAAAATACATTTGAAATTTTAAGATTTTGTAATAAATTAAGAATAGATTGTATTGGATCTTTTTCTAAATTATTTAAATATATTATTAATAAATATCCCGGAGATTATATTTCATATGCAGATTTATGTTGGGGTGAAGGCAAAGTTTATGAATATGCAGGATTTAAATTAAAAGAATTTTCAAAACCAAATTATTGGTATTTTGTTGATAATGTCAGATATCACAGATATACATTTAGAAAAAATGAATTAATTAAAATGGGGTATGATAAAAATAAAACAGAATTTCAGATAATGGATGATGATATAAAAGCATTAAGAGTATATGATTGTGGAAATGCAGTTTGGGAATATAAAAATATATAAATAAAAAATGTTAAACAACAACTATAAATTATGGCATGTACCTAAACAAAATCATTATAACGAAAGTGGTAATTTAAAAAAGGGTGAAACATATCAAGGGTATCTTCATAAAGTATATAAATTACAATTTCCTGAAAAATATATAGGCAATCCACATTTAATAATCTATCGTAGTGGGTGGGAATTGGCATTTTGTAAATGGTGTGATGCATCACCATCAATAGTTCATTGGTCATCAGAACCAATTAGTGTTCCGTATTACGATCGTGTATCAAAACTCGAAGAATGTAAAAAATATGGATTAAATCCAAATGATCCAAAAAACTGGGTAATTAAAAATTATCATACAGATTATTGGTTGTTAATTCAAAAGGGTGATATTCAAGAAAAATGGTTTATAGAAATAAAACCATCTTCTAAACTTAAAAAACCTATACCACCTAATTCAAATGCATTATTAAAAGAACAAAGAAAATTTAATAACGAGGCTAAAGATTTTTTGCTAAATGAAGCAAAATGGGCTGCTATGGATGCTTATGCTAAGAAAACTAATACTAAATTTTTTATATTCACAGAAAATACACTTCAAAATTTAATAGGTCGTTTTTGGATACCAAATAATGCATAATAATGGAATCACCAATAATAATATATGAACAAATGAAACGTATCGATAATATCGAAGATGTTGCATATGAGCGTTTATATGAAAATTATCTCAAATATAATTTAAAAGATGAAAAAAAATTAATAGAAATTGATTCTACAGATCAAGAATCTTTAATACAAGAAAAAATATCTAAACTTCCAATTCCAGGAATGATATATACTTTTTTTCATGTTAATGATAAGGCTTTGGCTTTACTTAAAAATGAAAAAACCGGAAAAGAATTTCAATATCATGATATAACACCTGTATTATTTTGCACGTATTATCATACTACAAATAGAACAATAGGAGGAATAAATATGAATTTATTACCTTCACAAGAAAGACTCAAATTTTTTATTTCATATTACGATAGGTATAAAGAATTTTTTGAAGATGTAGAAAGATTAACTGAAAATAAAAAAATTGCAATAAATAAAAAATATGTTAATTTAGTATTAAGTGGGAAAGGACAAGGAATGATAAAAGCATTTAATAAAATACAAAATTCATTATTTGATTATGGATATAGATCATATAAGATAGAAAATATTCGTAAATTAAGAATGATTGAATTTGAAGAATGGCAATACGTAGTTTTTCTAAATCCTAAACAATCTTTTAAAAAAATTAATCTTGAACAAATTTATAGAATATATTATGATAATAAAAATAAATTAACTTAATTATGAATATTATTTGTAAAATAATCGGGCACAGTTGGGATAAAACTGATAAATACCGTCAAGATTGTAAAAGAAAATATTGTTTATCATCACGATATTTAGCAATAGATTGGTTTAAATATGCTTATGGTGAAAAATATGTAAGTTGGCATATTATAGATATAGGTGCTCTAAAGATTAAATAGTTCAAAATAATACTATTTATGTTATTTACTATAACAATAAAAATAAAAACTATTTATTTTCTTGTGTATATAATTTTAAAATACAAATATTTAACGTGACTTTAGAAAATAATATATTAAAAGAAAGAAAAAAAGTTGATAAATTGGGACGTTCAAATATGTCTAACTCACAAATAAAATATCAACTTACAAAACGAAAAGAACGATATCCTAATTTTAAATATCCTATATTATCTAAAAAAAGATTATATTTCGTTGAAAATTTTTGTGAACATGGTAATTTAGAAATTTCTCCACATGATTTTGATATTGTTTATTTTAAATTTGATAATAATTTAAATTTTTATTGTCCTAAATGTAAACAAATTTATTTAAATAGTATAGATTTTTCTATAAATGATATAGAAATTAATAGACAAAAATTAATTGAAATTTATAATTATAGTGCTAAGTTAAAAGAAAACTACTTAAATGTGAATGAACCATATTTGTATCAATGTATATTAAATAATACAAATAAAAATGTTTCATGGAATGAACGAGTATTTTTATTTAAAAATAATTTATATGATAAACCTATATGCATATTTAAAAATTGTAATAAAGAAACATTTTTTTCTATAAGTAATCAAAGATACACAAATTTTTGTAAAGATCATGTTGGAGGATTTACGTCTAAAGGAGAATTAGAAGTGCGTGATTTCATTTCTTCATTTAATATAAATATCAAAAAATATAGAATAAATGGAAATGAATTAGATATGTATATTCCAGATTTAAAATTAGCACTTGAATTTAATGGACTTTATTGGCACAACGAATTATATAAAGAAAAAAAATACCATTTTAATAAATGGAAAATTTGTAAAGATAATAATATACAACTAATTACTATTTGGCAGGATAATTGGAATAATAAACAGGATATTATTAAATCACTAATTGTAAATAAATTAGGTAGAAATAATAATAAAATATATGCTAGAAATTGTATAATAAAAGAAGTTTCAAATATAATTACTAATAATTTTTTAAAAAACAATCATTTACAAGGTGCATGTAATTCATCAATTCGTTTAGGTTTATTTCACAATGATGAATTAGTTTCACTAATGACATTTGGAAAAAGAAATATAGGAAATACTACTCAATTTGAATTAATAAGATTTTGTTCTAAAATATACACAAATGTAATAGGTGCTGCATCAAAATTGTTTAATTACTTTATTAATAATTACAAATTTGAAAAAATAATATCATATGCTAATTGTGATATTTCTAATGGAGATTTATATGAAAAATTAAATTTTAAAAATTTAGGTCATACCGGAATCAATTACTGGTGGAGTAATAATTGGGAAAAAATTCATCGTGTTAAATTTATGAAACATAAAATTTCTAATTTTGAAGGAAGAACTGAGAAAGAAATTATGATAAATAGAGGGTATAATAGAATATTTGGAACTGGCAACATAAAATATGAATATATAAAATAAATTAAATAATTTATGGCAGGGTTTTTCACACCACGTAGCTTAGATAGAGGACCAAAATCTTTTTTAGATAATATCCAAAGGAACATACGTCACCTTTCCATCCTTGGTATGAAATGGGACGAAAAGGTTATTAAACAAAGTAAAGCCATAGGTATTACTGAGATGACTGAAGATTCTATGTATAGTCTTTATGGTCAACATCAGTTATATTCAGGCGCAGATATAAATCAAAAAGAATTTATTGCATTTTTTGATAAAGAATATCCTACTCGTCGAGATTTTCTTCGTAGATTTGCAATGAATGGAGAAATTGAACATGTTATTGAAGTTATTGCAGATGAAACTATTATACAAGATGACGCTAACTTTTTTGCATATCCTAATACTAAAAAATTAAAATCTGTTCTTAAAGCTGAAAAAGCAAAAGAAATTGTAGATGATCTTAATGAATCTTTTAAAAAAGTATATTATGCTTTTGGATTCAATACAGGACATGATGGATGGCATTATGCTAAAAAATTCTTAGTTGATGGATTTCTTGCATTTGAAATTATTTATGATGGTGAAGGATCAGAAAATGCAAAAAATATATTAGGATTTAAAGAGCTTGATCCTGTTACTCTTGAACCAGAAATGAGAAAAGATGATGATGGAAATGAATATAGAGTGTGGATTCAATTTAGAGGAGATTCAGAAAAACAAAGAGAATTAGTTGATGGTAATATAATTTATATTTCTTGGGCAAGAGGAAATTTTATATCTCGACTATCATACGTTGAAAGACTTGTTCGTGCATTTAATATGCTTCGTACAATGGAAAACTCACGTATTATATGGAATGTTATTAATTCACAATATCGTATGAAAATGATTGTTCCTATTGGAACACAATCTGAAGTTAAAGCAAGAACACGTTTATCTGAACTGCGAGGTATGTATAAAGAAGATATCACAATAGATTATCATAGTGGTGAAGTAACAATAAATGGAACACCTAATTTTTCATTTGCAAAACAATATATATTCCCATCTAAAGAAGGTGGTGGTCAAGTAGATATAGATTCATTTGCACCACAAGGATATGATTTATCAGGAACAATGGCTCTTGATTATTTTTGGAAAAGATTTATTATTGAAACAAAAGTTCCTAAAGATAGATTTTCATCAACAGGTGATGAGGGTACATCTGGTTCTAATTGGACTACAGGAGGTGAAGGAATTGCAAGAGAAGAAATTAGATTTGGTTATTTTATTAATCGTATTCGTTCTATTCTTCAAGAAATGTTAATGAAACCTACATGGATTCAATTTTGTTTAAAACATCCTGAATTTGCAAAAGATAAAGCATTAAAAGGAGCAATAGGTCTTGAATTTATTGAAGAAAATTTAT